CACGGAGGTTGCTCCCTCGCATAAGTGCTGGGAGCCGGCTCCGGTCGCATCGGACAGCTAGGGCCGCGGCAATAGATCTGTGACCAGGTTACTCCCGCTAGTTTATTAACCATGGCGGAGGAACGCTGGAGCCCGGTCCCGGATTACGCGGGCTGGTACGAGGCCAGCGACTGGGGCCAGGTGTACTCGCTGCCCCGGGCCGCTGCTGCCGGGGGACTGCTGCACCCGAAGCTCAACTCGCGGGGGTACTACCAGGTAGGGCTGTGCAAGTACGGCCGGGTCACCCAGGTGCTGGTCGGCCGGATCGTGCTGGCGGCGTTCCGCGGCCCGTGCCCGCCCGGGAAACGGGCACGGTACGGGCCGCGAGGTCCTGCCGACAATTCGCTGGAGAACCTGCGCTGGGGCTAGCCGGTGACGGGTGGCACGTCGGCCGCGGCGTCGGCGGTTTCGGTGGCCAGGAAGGCGTCTGCCTGGGCCTGGGCAGCGGCCACGGCATCCATGGTGGTCTGGGAAATCGAGCCCACGCCACCGGCCGCGACTTCAGCCAGCAGCTGGCTGACGCTGCCCTGGATGCCGGTGAGCACGGTGGCGGCCTGGGTCAGGTCCCCCTCGATCTTGGTGACGGTGGCGAGAATGGTGGCGTCCTGGGTCATGATTTGCTCCAGCAGTGCGATAACGGTGTTCATGGAATTGGAGAGGCTGTTCACGGTCTTCTGGGTGGCAGACAGCGTGGATTGCACCGCGAGCAGGGTTGATTGCTGCGCGGTGGCGGGAGTGATCGCGCTAAGTCGCAGCCAATTGCGCATTGAAACCGTGTCTCCAGCCGGGAGCGTAAGCAGCATCTCCGGCTCTGGCCGCTTGCTGCGCGCGGCCGGCCACGGTAAGGCAGAGCCAGTCTAAGCCCCAGGTCGCGCTAGTACCTCTCCAGCAGCTCCAGAAGAGTTTGCACATTTGCGGTAAACGTCCGGCCAGCAACAGCTTTCCGGGCCAGCTCGCCTGCCCGCTCGCGCTCAGGGCCGTGCGCCAGCCACCAGCGCAGCTTCTCGCCCGCTTCGCCGGGACTGCCGAAAGTAGGCAGCATGGACAGCAGCTGATCGCCCTCAGCGCGCGGATCGCGCAGGAACGGCAGGCCGCACGCCGCCATCTCCACCTCCCGCGGGCCCATCGCCTGGGCGACGTCGGCAGCGTGGGTCTCCTCGCCTTCCCGGCGGTAGAAGTTGAGGCCCATCCGGGCATGCCGGTACAGCTCGGCGGCGTCCGCGTTGTCCACGCAGTCAGCCTCGATCCCCACCCCGGTCCCGATGAACTTCGCCAGCGGGGAGGTCGTCGGCAGCTTGCCCCAGTCGTTCCCCGCGATCAGCACGTCCAGGCCGTCCAGGTCCATTGCTTCGAAGAATTTGATCCGGGATTCAAAAGCGGTGCCGATGAACGCCAGCTCGGCGGCCATCTCCAGGTCCCGTTCCCCGGTGCGCGGATGGTGCACCGCGGGCCGGTAGGCGTGCGGCATGTACACCGCCGGGATGCCCTGCGCCCGGAACATGTCCAGGTTGGCCGGGTCGTTGAGCATGTTGAGGTCGGCCAGCTGCCCGCGGATCAGCTGCTCGTCATCCTGGTACGGGCTTTCGGTGTGCAGGATGACGATCTTGTGCCCGTGCGCCCGGATCAGCCTGAACAGCCGCTCGGTCATGAAGAACGCGCTGATGAACATAACGACCTGCGGGGCGAACGTATACAGCGCGTCGGTCAGGCCCTGCATCGAGGTGACCAGGGCCTGCTCCTGGGACATCGCCTGCTTGATGATCAGGCGCCCTTCGCTGTCCTTCAGGTCTTCGCCGTGCTCGTCTGTTTCGGGCATCAGCACCTTGGAGTAGAAGATCAGCCGGTCGTTGGTGTTGAAGGTCGCGACGTCGATCCCCAGCTCTTTGAACGCTTCATGCCAGCCGGTGAAGACGTCATGCACGCTGAAGTCGGGCTAAAGGCCCAGGGTGAACCATCAAGATCCTCATGGGCTGACCACCCCCTTATGCACCATCAGCAGCCGCACGGCTACGCGCCAACGGTGAAGCCCTTGGCAGCCAGCCAGATCCCCAGCGCTTCCCGCAGGCGGTGTGAGAAGGGGTGCGTATCTGCCATCCACTGCTCCGCGACCGTTGCGAGCGCCTGATCCGCAGCGTCCGGTCCGGGCGGCGGCACCGGAGCGGGCGGCACCGGAGTGGGCGGCACCGGAGTGGGCGGCACCGGAGCTGGCGGCACCGGAGTGGGTGGTGTAACAGCGACCGGGAACGGCTTGCCGGTGATCGCGGTGAATTCCGCGGCGAACGCGGCCTCGTTCACGCCTGCCTGGAACTCGACCGTGCCCAGCTGCTCCTCCCAGACGACGAACCACAGTTCCTCGACTTCGTGTCCCCAGAACGCCGGGGTGAACGAGGTCTCCTCGGCCCAGGTCACGAATTTCACGTTGCCAGCCAGGTCAGGGTCGCTGCCGGCCGGCTCAGCGCCGTACCCGCCCACCATCGTGCAGTGCCCGCCATCGACCGGGCTGCTTGCCACGTAATCCCAGGGCTGGTCGTTGCCGAATTCGGTCTGGTTGATGTCCAGCACGTTGATGCCGACGCAGAGTACGCCGCCCGCAGCTATTGCCGCGCTGACTTCTGCGGCGCTGGTGTAGTCGACCGCAGCGAAGCCAACCAGTTTCGAGCCGTCCGGGCCGGGGTTGGCGACCAGCCATTCCAGCAGGGTCTGGATGTCCATCCCGCCGTCAGCGGGTGAGCCGGGCCCGGTGGATGAGCCGCCTGTGGGATCGAAGTCCGGATTCTGGGTCTTGTAGACAGCTAGCACCTCGGACCAGGGCGGGTACGAGCTGTGGCCGCCAATCACCGTGCTGATCGTCCGGCGGGTGTTGGCCCACCAGACGCCTACGCAGTCACCGCAGCCACCGAAACCGGGCGCCACGGTGTTGTCCGGTCCGTTGCCCAGCATCTTCCAGCCGCCGCCCATCGGCCTGATGTAGTCCACGGCGGCCGGTGGCGGGGCCTCCACCGGCCCTCTGCGGCGGATGTCGCGGAACTGGATCGCTGGTGCCCGTTTCGGCGGGCGCCGGCCGTAGGTGCCGGTCACACGACGCTGTGGTGTGCTCATCAGATTGCCCCGATCTGTACGTTTATCCGGGCGCCGAAGTAGGTCTCGCCCGCGTAATCGATTCGGCCATAGTTGCTCACGGTCATAGGTTCGCAGAAATGCACCGCGCTACCAAGGGTCGGATCAGCCATGATCGCGCCCGGGATGGATTCAGTCTCCCCGGACCCGATACCCAGGTAAGCATCCAGCGCCCGCTGCGTGCGCTCAGATGTGGCCGCATCTGAGATGACGATCAGAACGATCAGGTTGATTGTCAGGGTGCCGTCCACCGTGTCGCCGAACTTGGCCAGCGGCTGGCCGGGCAGCACGATCGCGACCGGCGGGCTGATTGAATCGCGGGCCTCGGCCATGGTGCGAAGCCCTGTGCGAGTGCCGATCTGGCTAGCTAGCGCGGCTCTGATAGCCAGGATGTCCGCCATGTCTTCCTTAATGCAGAAAGACCTGGCTCCTGACGGCCACAGGTTACTGAGTGATCACAGACTACGCCGGTTGCGGCCCCAGCTAGCATAGTGCCGGAAGACCGGGTGGGGAGCCTGGCTCCAGGGGGAACGGCGCGTGTCATGAGGGTTCTTATTCTGCTGCTCGCGCTCGCGGGCGCGACTATCGTGCTGTTCGTGGTGACTTACCCGGGCGGGCAGCCCGCTTGCCTGCCAGCAGGCGACGGTCACCCGCCGTCGTCTATCCGCCAGTGCCAGGCTTATTCCACGCCGTCACCGTGAGTACGCCTCTTCAGCAGCAACTGCTGTATGGCAGGCAATGGCCACCTCTGCTCCTGCCTTTCCAGCAGCGGCTTTTCCCGCCGCACCGGCTGATCCAGCCGTCCGTGGTGGAGCAGGCCATCGACGTGGTGTGGCACTACCCGGGCATGCAGCAGGCCCTGGTGATCGCGGCCGGGGCGCTGCTTGTTTTCGTTCTGGCGAAGGCGGTTACGTACGGGATGTACCGCCGCCGATCGGGTGACATGCTCCCGGGCGCGCCGGAAGACGATGAGCACCACTCTTACTTCAAGCACCAGTGGCGCCGCAGTCTCACCATCACGTATGCGCTGCTATCGGCCGGCGGCCTGTACGGGCTGTACGAGGTGTACACCAAATCCTGGGTGTGGTACCCATTCCTGATCACGCTGGCGGTAATGGTCCCGTGGACGCTGTACATGATCGTGGTGACGCTGCGGAAGCCGACCATTAATATCGACACCCACGCACTGAGGGTGCGCGATCTGCGCCGGCCATCGGTGGACGTGTTCGTTCCTACCTGCGGGGAAGACCCGGCCGTGGTTGGCAACACCTATCAGCACGTGCTCGACCTTCGCTGGGACGGTGAACTGAACCTGTACGCGCTGGACGATTCACCCACCGAATCGCTGCGGGAGCTGGCCGGGCTGTACGGACTTACTTACCTGCGCCGTGATGACTGGCCGAAGGGGAAGAAGTCAGGCGGCCTTAACAACGCGCTGAAGCAGTCTCAGGGTGAGATTGTCGTTGTGTTCGACGCTGACTTTGCTCCTGCTCCGTCGTTTCTGGAGCAGACCGTCCCGTATTTCGGGGATGGCGAGGTGGGGATTGTGCAGACCTCGCAGTATTTCGGCATCACCCGCAGGGACACGGTGAACTGGATCGCCCGGCTGTCAGGTGTGGTCCAGGGGATGTTCTTCTGCTGGAGCCAGCCAGGCCAGCAGAGCAGGAACGCGGCGATCTGCGTCGGCACCAACGTGCTGTACCGGCGCACCGCGCTGGATGAGATCGGCGGCTTCCCCTGGTGCGAGACGGGCGGGGAGGACGTGGTGACCAGCGTGGAAATGCTTGCCAGGGGCTCGCAGACGGTGTACGTCCCGGTCAACCTGGCGAAAGGGCTGTGCCCGGATACGTTCAAGGGGGTGATCAATCAGCAGTACCGGTGGTGCCTCACTACGCTGGGGCTCATCTTCCCCGTCCGGGGGATGGACGGCGCTGACCGCGGATTCTGGGCCTGCAAGATGACGCTCACCCAGCGGATTGCCTACCTATCCGGGATTCTGTATTACCTGCAATCGCTGCTGACTCTCGTGATCAGCGTTATGCCCGCCCTCATCATGCTGTGGGTGTACCCCTTCCAGGTCGGCCCCGGGAACTACCTCCCGATCGCGCCCGCGATGCTGTCGATGCTGGCGCTGCCGCTGATGATTCCCGGCTGGCGGCCGGAGATGCTGCGGCTGTCGGTCGTCTACGGCGTCGCGCATCTGCTCGCCTGCGTGGACGCGGCCACCGGCCGGATTCAGGGCTGGGTGCCAACCGGGGGCAAGACGGGAAAGAAAAACCGCACCCCGGTACGGGCTGCCGTTCTTATCCGCGGCTGGGTAATCGTGACGCAGGGTCTCATGTTCTGGGCCCTCGCCCGCGACCTGCCGATTTACGGTCTGCCCGCCTACTGGATTCCGCTGGCGCTGGCCATCGCGCAGGCGATCGTCCTGGGGCCACTGCTGCTGCCCGGGTATGGCACGGCGGGTATAAGGCTCAGAATCTGGCAGGCGCACGGCCGGCACCGCAGACTACGGCAGCAGACCACTACGGTCCCGCCCCGGGACATGCTCGTGAAAGAGGAGGCCACGCTGTGAGCACACCGCCAACTCCGGCCAACCTGTTCTGGGGGCTGAACATGGACCCGGACGGTAAGACAGCAGTTCCCGGCTGGACCCAGATCCAGCCCTCGGACCTTCCTGGAGGCAGCCCCGTGCCCGCTCCCGCGCCTGTGACGCCCGCGCCTGTGACGCCCGCGCCTGTGACGCCCGCGCCTGTGACGCCCGCGCCTGTGACGCCCGCGCCTGTGACATCGGCTGCCTTTTCCGATGACTTCAGCCAGACTCCGGACGGCGCGCTCCCTGATGGCACCAAGTGGGCGATAGCCGAGAACGGGCACGACCCGACCGGCGGCAGCCAGATTTACACCCGCGATCCCGCCGTGGTGGGCGTGCAGGCGGGCGCCGGGGCGGGCGGCAGCAACGCGCTGGTCTTCCAGGTCCAGGCGTACGGCGGGACGCCCCAGCAGCAGGCCGGTGCGGGCGCAAGCACGATCACGCCCACGCCGGGCGGGTACCTGTCCGCCCGGATCACCACGTTCGCCGAGCCGGACGGCAACGACACGCTCTGGTCCTGGATACGGCCCGGCTTCCAGCAGTTCTCCGCGACGTACGGGACCTTCACCGTGGTGGCCAAGATCAATCCGGCATCTGGCTTCTGGCCGGCGCTCTGGTGTTACGGCACCGACAAGCGCTGGCCGTACGGCGAGTTTGACCTGGTGGAGAACTTCGGCGGTTCGCCCCTCAGTAAGACGGCACCGGACCGGGCCTACTTCAACGTCTTCGGGCTGCGGTGCACCGGGGACTATGCCGGCGCCGGCTATGAGGGTACCCAGGCTGCGATGAACGCCTCGCCCGCGCCGATCGCGGATGACGCCTTTCACACGTACCAGATGCAGCTCAGCGAGACGTACGATCAGGTCAGCTTCACCATGGACGGCGTGCCCTACACCAACAGCCCGGTCACCAAGGCTGGCTGGCTCGCGGCCATGGCCGCCAAGGGCTGGCCGAACGCGATCTGGCCGTACGGCCCGGACACGCCGCTCGGCATTGTCCTGAACGTATGCGTCGGCGGCCCGAACACGGTGGGCGGCGGCCTGGTGCCGTTCCCGGCGGCTGACCAGGTGCTGCCCGCCACGGTCATGACCGTCGACTCAGTGAGCTGGACTACCCCGTGAGGCGCGATACCGGCTTCGTGGCCGTCATCGGCGCGGCGGTTATCGCCCTGGCCGCGTGTGGCAGTTCTGGCAGCACCAGCAAAATTCCCGTTAACCCGACTACCAACTACGGTGTCCCGGTAAGTGACAGCGCTGGCAGTGGCGCCATGCCGGCTCCGTCGCCCACAACACCGGCTACTACTCAGGCACCGGCACCGGTCGCTACGACGCCTACGACACCAGCGATAACTGCGGCCCAGCAGCAAGCCGTCGATGCCGCGCAGAACTACCTTTCTGATGGCCAGGGGTTCTCTGCGTACAGCCTGGCCCACCAGCTCACCTCAAGTTATGGCGACGGGTTCTCGCAAGCAGATGCCCAGTTCGCTATCAATTACCTCAATCCGGACTGGGATACTCAGGCCGTTGATGCCGCCCAGGGGTATATGAAAATGGGCGGATTCAGCGCAGCCAGCCTGACCCAGCAGCTCACGTCTGACTACGGCAACGGTTTCACCTCGGCACAGGCAGCGTACGCCGTCGCTAAGGTTGGTCTGTGAGCTGGAGCGTTCCATGAGCTGGCCCCGTAGGCTGAGCGTGCCAGCGGGCCTGTGGTCAGGGCACTAAATCGCCTTGCAAGCATCAGGCGCAGAGCCTTCCGTAACCACGCCGGTAAAACTGCGCAGGTCTGCTGGCGCTAGCTCACCAGGTGCGCGTACACGATCACGTTATTCAGGTAGTGCCCGGTGGCGCTGTCGAAAACGCCGCCGCAGGTGATCAGCCGCAAGCTGGCATCCGGCGTCGGCCCGTAGACGCTGTTCGTCGGGAAGCTGGTTTTGGCCGTCTGCTGGAGCCCGTCCACGGCGAACACCGCGACCTGCTTGTCAGCGAGGGTGACGTCGATCCGGTTCCCGCTGGTCAGGTACCGGAGCTTATAGAAGACCGCCGCTCCTGCCGTCGAGTCGATATGCCCGGCGATGACCGCGGGGCCCTTCTGACCGGGCGTCGCGCTGTACTTGTACCAGCCAGCCAGATTGAGGTTGGACAGCGGCGGTACCTGGAGCGTCCCGTCGATGTTCTGGCTCAGCTGCATCACCGGGGCGCTGACGCCGATAGCAGGAATCGCGATGCTGACGGGGATGGACCGGGCCAGCGGAGCGGCAGCAGGCGCGGTTGTCCCGTGGGACGGTGGTGCGGTGCCCACCGATGACGGGATGGTGCTGACGTTCGCCTTGGGCCCGCTGCACGCGACTGCCAGCAGCAGGAGGCCCGCCAGGGCCATGCACGCCGCGATGCACCCCGGCAGCCATTTGCGCCGCCGGGGCTTACCGTGCATGCCGTTTCTGTTCAGGATCGGTGCGCCCGCCGCCGGATGGCGTAAGCGCCGGTTCCCGCGCCCGCAAGGATGAGCGCGGCGCCTGCCGCTGTCAGTGCTGCGCTGCCGCCGCCGAGGCTGCCGCCGCCGCCTGTGACGACGCCGCCCACCGGGTACGCGGTGGGTGAGGTGGTGATTGTGGGCGTCACGGCGGGTGTCACGGCGGGAGCCGTTGCCGTGGACGTCGCGCTGGACGTAGGCGTGGGCGTCGCCGTTGCCCTGAGCGTGTAGATGGTCCAGGGGAAAGTGACCGAGCCGGTCGCGGTGGCCCCTCCGGGCGGTGTGGTTGCGGCGGTCACCGTGACGCTGTACGTCCCCGGGGTTGTCGGGGAACCAGTGATCAGGCCAGAGGTGCTGATCATCAGGCCGGGCGGAAGACCGCTTTCCGTGAAGGTGAAGACTGCTCCCGGCGCGGTGGAGTCAGTTGCGTGGATCTGCAACGGGGGGATGCTGGTGCTGGCGATGTAGGAGTGCCGGTGCCCGGGGTAAGCGACGGTGATCGTGCCAGCGCCGGTAACGGGCGGCGTTGCTGCTGTTGCCGTGATGGTCCAGGTGAAGCTGGCCGTTCCGGTCATCCCGGCATTGGTCCCAGTTGCCTCGGTGGCGATTACCGTCGCAGCGAACGGCCCCTGAACTGTCGGGGTACCCGAGATCACCCCGGCGGCGCTGATCGCCAGGCCGGTCGGAAGGCCGGTGGCTGTGAAGGTGAAGGTTGCCGCGGGTACGGCGGAATCAGCAGCCGTTATCGTGACGGGCGTGATGGCCGCGCTGGTCACAAAGGACCGGGCACCGGGATTGGTGACGCTGATCGTGGGGCCGGTGACAGCGGTAGCCGCGGATGCAGCGGAGGACAGCGCCCCCGTCAGCAGCAGCCCCGTCCCCGTCATGAACAGGGCAATCGCAAATGCCATACGCCGCACGGTTTCTCCCTCGGCTGGGTCGGCTCAGCGTACCAACGGCCTGCCGCGGTACCGGGCGACTTCGGTTCGCTTAACCGTTCCGTAAGGGCCTCAGCTACCGGGCGTCTTCAGATGATGCTTCAGCCGTTCTTCGACGTGAGCCTTGATCCGTGCCTCTGATGCCCTGATGTGCCCGGCTGTCATTCCCGAGGTGAACAGGCTGAACGTGGCACCGAACAGCGGGATGACGGTCAGCATCACAGCGACCGCGATCAGGTGCCCGGCAGCCTTGTGCGGGATGACGTCCCCGTAACCGACCGTGGTCGCCGTGGTGAGCGCCCAGTACAGGCCGGTGACGTACGGAATGTGCTCAGCCGCGGCGAAAGCCAGCCCGCCGGCCACGTCCAGAATTCCTGCCGCGGCGACGGTGATGAGCGCGCCGCGATGGCTCACGGCGAATCCGTGTCCTGATGCCGCGGGTGCAGCCGGTGCTCAGCGCTTAGCACCTCAATGGTCAGCTTGCTGGGATGCCCAGTGATCGCGCGATGGCACTTGCTGCACACCTTGAATGAGCCGTTCGCAACCGGGAACCGGCCGATACGCAGGCAGCTGTCAGTGTGGCAATTCAGGTGATGCCATGCTCCGGCGATCAGCGTGGACAGGCCGATCGCGGTGACCAGCACAGGACCGACCCCGGACCAGAAGTCGTAGTTGTCGCTCTGCTGGGTGTCGATGCCGAACAGGTGGATGAATCCGTGCGGGACCACCAGGACACAGATCAGAACGATAACGGCGCTAATGACGCCCGGTATCAGCCAGCGCGAGTGGCGCATCGGCAGCCGCCCTCCCCTCAGATCAGCCCGGACAATCCGGACAGCAGCCCGGCCGCGATCAGGATGCCGTAAGTCCGCACGATCGCACTGATCCCGCGTTCCGGCCGCAGCCAGGTGATCACGGCAGCCACCCCGGCAGCGATACCGAGCCCGGCGCCCAGCGCGACGGTCCCGGTCAGGGCCAGGTACGGGAACGCGGGCAGCACGCAGGCCAGCCCGGACGCGGCCCCGCAGGCGATAGCTACCCGCCAGCCGGAGTCAGGGTCGGACAGGTGCTGCCCGGCGGTCATCCCGACCAGCTCCCCGGCCGCGCCGCCAAGAGCCGCGTGCCAGATGGCCTGATGCCCCTGCCGTGCCACGATCAGCCCGATGGTCAGCCCCAGGAACAGGGTGAGGCCGTCCACCGACCCGAACACGGCCAGCCGGCTCAGCGTGGCCGGGACGGGTGCAGGCGTCTGCGTTAGCTCAGCCATAGCCGAACGCATCGAGGAACGCGGCCCGCGCCTTCGGGACGGCAATGATCCGGTCCGGGTCGTCGTCTGGGTCGGACACGCCCACCCCGGCGTCCTCCCACAGCGCGTGCATCCACGGCCTGGTGAACTTGATCCAGGCGGCCATCTCGCTGATCAGTACCGGATTGTCGCCGCCGCCCGCGTAGGTGGCACCGCTGCCCCAGATCTGCAAGCCCCATTCGGGGTAGGCCAGCGGCCGGCTGATGTCGGCCCGGGTGGCGAAACTCTGCCAGCCGGTCAGCCCGGCCAGCTGGTCCCGGATGACGTTCCAGGCGGCTTGCTGCTGCGCGGTGGTCCGCGCCTCGGTGTCCGGCTGTGCTGGGTAGCCCCAGTCGTAGAAGTCGAGCCCGATCACATTGACGTAGGCGCTGCCCGGATAGGCGTCGCTAGGGTAACCGCCCGGGGCGAAAGTTCCCTGGCCCAGATACGGGTTCCACATGAACCGGCCGGTAAAGCCAGCCGCCTTCATGGTCGTGACGATCCGGGCCCAGCCAGTCTTGTGCGCGGCGGCGGTCGCGGGGGTGACCGACCACGGGTACCAGCCGCCCGAAAACTCCCGGGCGATCCGCAGTGTGCAGCCGCCGAGCCCGCCCGCGACCAGCGTATTGGCGAGCTTCGCCCAGTGCATGTCGTTGGCCCCGGCTGCCTCATCGGCCCAGGTGGTGCCCCCGCAGCAAGCAGGGACGGCCAGGATCAGATTCCGGCCGCCCAGCAGTGGTGCCCACTCAATCGCGCTGTGCGTCCCGGCCGCGGCGTTCGTGCTGGCCTGGAGCATCGCGCCCTCGAACGCCGCCCAGGTGGCGCTCTTGTCGGACATGTCGGTCATGAACGCGAGCACGTGATTGACGGTCGCGCCCTCCGGCAGGCCCAGAAACGATTCGTACGCCTGTATCGCGGCCAGGCCGGGACTTGCGGTGCGGTACACGCCGATTCCGGTTGGGGTGTCTTCCCCGGGGGTTCCGCCCGGCTGTTCCGTCAGGTGACCCATTGCAGCTCCCATGCCTCCTGCGGCTCCCCGGACCAGGCCATCACCCAGCCCCAGGACACCATTCCGTATGGATGCGCCAGCACCGCGTGATAGCCGCGCCGCATCGTCACGCCGTAAATCACTCCCGGCACGACCCCCTCCGGGTCACCGGGCCCGAACTTCTCCAGCAGCTGCCCGGCCAGCCCGTAATCCGCGGCAGCCTCCAGCACGGTGGCGATGGTCGCGCTGCCGTCGCCGCCCGCGCGCTCGTGCAGCTCCAGAATGCTGGCGTCGCTGGCCTGCACACCGGTCGCGGCCAGCAGGTGGTTGGCGATGGCCGTGACGATGCAGGTCGGCCGTTCCGCATTGCAGCCGGGCAGCCACAGCGACGGCCCGGTCCAGGTGGACTGGCTAACTGGCAGCGCGGCCTTCTTCGCTTTTACCGGCGCCTTCTTGCCCGCCTTGGCGGCTGCCTTCGCCCGTGCCTGGCTGGCCCGGCCCGCGGCGGCCCACTTCAGCCCGGCCGCGTGCTGGGCTTTGCTGGGCTTGCCGCCGTTTTTGGCCTTCGCCTTCGCCTGCGCGGCCCGGCCCCCGGCCGCGAACGCCAGGGCGGCCTTGGCCTGCGCTGGGCTTTTCGCCGCTTTCTTCGGCGCGACGGTCATAACCGGCCCTTGCCCCCGCCCTTGCCCCCGCCTTTGCCGGCGCGCAGGTTGTCGGTGGGGATCAGCGGCGCGCAGCTCGCCGTGGTCAGGACAAAGCGCATCACACGCCCACCTTCCGCCGGGGGTTGATGTAGGGCCGCAGCATCTCCGTCAGCCAGGGGTTGGACTGAATGCGGACCACGCCCAGATCGGAGACCCCGGCCACGCCGAACGGCGCGTCCTTCATCTTGAACAGGTCGGCGGCCAGGATGAAATTGGCCTGGGTGACCGGCGGCGGCACGCTGCTCCAGCCCCAGGTCCCGATGATCTGCACCCGGTCCAGCCGGGAGTACGGCCAGGTGAACGGGAACCAGTTGCCGGTCTGGATGATCTGGAGCTGCCGGTACGGCCGGGCGATCCCGGTGGCGTTGACGTTGTACAGCCCGTCGCCGAGCCGCAGCTCGTAGTCGACGTTCTGCACGAGGGCCTGGCTGAAGACGCCATTTCCGTTCGGGTCCAGATTGACCGCCGTCACGCTCACCAGATCGTCAATATTCAGCACCCATATATTGGTAGGTTCGTAAGTGCGCACCTCAGTGACCCTGTTGAAATGGCGCCCCGTATATTCGTTAATCCACTGGGCAGTTGTCTGAATGGCGATCTGCGCCTGGGAGTCGTCCGCGGCGTCGGTGATCCCCAGCCGGTCCTTGAACTCGTCCAGGCCGATGTACCAGGTGCCGATCGTGGTGGGCAGCACCCGCCAGGTCCCCGGCTGAACGTCGGAGACCGCTCCGGTGCCGATCCACACGTAGCTCCACAGCCCGTCGACCCCGGTCAGCGCCGGCAGGCAGGTGATGGCAGCGGTGTAGATGCCCATGCCGCTCTGGGTGATCCCGTTGCTGGTGGTGTAGGTGGTCTGCGTGCCGGACGGGTCGGTGACGACCAGGCTGACGGTGGTCGGATTGGCCGGGCTTCCGCTGGAGGTGAACGTGACCGTCAGCTGCGCGATCTCGTTGGCGTTGTCGTAGAAAACGGTGGCGGTCATCAGCTCACTCCTGCGGTCGCGCTGTACGGCTGGGTGACGGCGCAGGCTGCGCTGTACGGCTGGGTGACGGCGGCGGCGGCCTTGCCCTGCTGCGCGATCCCTGCGAGGACCTGCGGCATCGTGGTAACAGCACGCAGGATGGCCGGCGTGGCCGTGGCTGACGTGCCTATGCCGGTAAGCCGGCCGGGAACGAACCCGGGTACAGCCTTGCCGGGGACCGAGGACGTCAGATACTGGCTCATAGCTCAGATCGCCGCCATCAGGC